CATTTAAACCTCCGGTTTTAAGAGTTGACAAATGTGGAACGATAAATATTGAACCCATATTTACCAATGGGGTATCTTGTTGACAGTAGATTTCTGCTGGTCCTGGATTAACCAAAATTGATTCATAGCATGAAGCATAAGGAACTTCTATTTCAACTGATGGAGTTAAAAACCCACCAATTGCTAAAGGAGCTCGTATATTATCTACCATTGCAAATGTTTGTGAATTACCTGTAAAATTTGTATTTGTTTTAGCCATGCTCGACATAACTTCAAAACCTCCAGCAAATGTAGTAGCATAATTACCTGTTCCTATATTCCATGTTGGAGAAAAATAAACACTAAATGGAATAGAACTTACACCTGAATTTGATGAAGTTCCAGCAACTTGTTGTGTTACTATAATTTTAAGTCGAATACTTCCTCTAAATTGTCTGTACATATGTGAACCCCAAGTCATTAAACCTTTAGCAATATATGCTGTATCTGTACTAGTACTAATTTTAAATATATCACTTAATGGGAAAAACCAATAATTTCCAGTAGCTAAAAACATACCTCCTGTTAAATTAACTTCACTATAATAAACAGGTTGATACTTTTTCAAAAATTCTTTGACAGATTTATAATGATCATCAAATTGTATAACTTCAATTGGAGTTATTGCCTTTGTCGGAGCAACAACTTCATCTGTAGCTAAAACTGTAGAGGTTTCAGCTGTATTAAGTGGTGTCACATTAGTTTCATAAACTTTTGTTGATTGAGTTGTAATTTTACTTAATGGTTTCTTAATTACATCAAAACTTTCTTCTATCATTAATAAAGCCGGTAACGAATAAGGAACAAAATTATTATTTAAACCTAATATATTAACTTCATAATCATCAGCTCCAGCTATAAAAGTGTTTATTTGAACAGTTGTAGGTATGGCATCTGGTGCTATTAGAGGATTCATAACAAATAAAGACATAGTCCCTATAACTGTATCAAATCCTGCAACGTTAGATACAGGCATATTTTTAAAAGGAGTAGTTGAAACATAAGGTACCGTGAATTCAAATTCATTCGTACCTTGATTTATTTCCATAGCTACACCATATTGTGATGTAGATAATAAAATATCAGTAACTGGTGTTAAAGATCCAAAATTAAATGCTAACCATAATTTTCCAGTTTGAAATGATGTTGCACAAATTTGAAATTTATAAGTAAAACCTCCTCTCCAAAATTCAAATGGATAGGATAAATAAGAAATGAGCGGTAAAGTATTAGGTCCATAAACTAAACTAGTAAGATGTGGAAAAGGACAAATATAATAACTAACCAAAGGTACTCCATAAGCTTGAGATGTACTCCAAGTAAAAGTTTCTAAATAAGTATATCTTTTCTTTAAATAATCAAAAGACATTTCATCATTTGTTGTTGCAAAAGTTTCGGCTGTACTTAACTGAAGAGCCGAAGGATAAATATTTAATTTCTCTAAATACTCTGGTCCAGTAGCATAATTTAAACATCCTATCATTTTAACATTAGTATTAGGTTGATAAATAGGAACAGAAGGTTTATCCATAGCTAAAGGTATTTCAGCACTAGGACTTATTTCATCTCCCCTCATATCTATAGGCATTGATACTTCAGTTGCTTTACTAATATTATTATTAATAGTAAATTGTTTATTACCTTGAGTTGTTAACGTAGCAGAAGTACTAACACGTGGTACTTTAAATTGATTATTTAAAAATTGAGTAAACACTGAAACATTAACAGAAGTTGTAGCTCCCTCTCCATAAGTAAGAGCATTTAAAGGAAAAATATATAACCATCCCAAAGAGCTTATTGGTGTAGAAGCACCACTATAAAGTAAATTAAGATAACCTTGTTGATTATTAAAAGGTATAACCATTTCTGCAGTCGTATTAGCATTAGCAAATAAATAAACACATTGATTCACACTCATTGAAGTGAAATAAGGTAGTAAATTACTTTCAATAAAAAGTGGATCTGATAAAGGGACGAAACACGCTACTAAAATGCCTTGATGCATAGGAGTAGCTGTAACTTGAAAATTTAATTTAATATCACCTCTCCAATAAATAAATGAATTAAAAGGATTAGCTGTAATTGAATTTTGTATTAAATCCTGTGGAATTTGATATTTCTTAATATAAGTAAAAGGTGTGGTAGCTTGAGTCCAATTTAAAGTTGAGACAAAAGTTGGTCTATAAACCATTTTAGCAAGGTCCCAAGTAGGTTCCTTTATCATAATATCAGATTGTTTATGTTGTTGATTATAACCTATTCGTTCACTATGACTAGTAGATTGTCTATTTGTCAAAATAACACCTGCTATATCTTCATTATCAGTAATCTTATCAGGATTACTTGTTTTCTTTAAATTTATTGAAGTTGATTGAGTTTCAAGATTTTGTTTAGTTTTTAAACATTCTTTATTGCGATTTTTATACATTCCACCTCCTAAAACCACTGTACTAAAAACTACACTTACAAAAAGACCTGCAGTACCTATATGAAAACGTTTTGAATCAAAACTAAAACTTTCTCCAAATCTACACCAAGTCGCAAAATGTTGACAATTATCAAATAGAAAATTATATTTACGTTTTCCAATTTGATCTCTTGCTCTTTGAACAATTTCATCTTCTGAGAACGGTATTCTATTACCATCTCCTAAAATTTGAAAAATACCTATATTATAAACACTATCCTCTACTACTTCACTCTTATCCAAACTCTTCCAAAATTTCCAGGTAGTAGGTCTTTGAGGAGTACCTACTAAATGAATAACTTTTAAAGGTTCTAAATTAGAAACCACTCCAGCATGAAAATATGTTCCTCTATTAAAAATTAAGATTTGACCTAATTTTAATTTACCTTTACTTTTATCTATACATTTCTGTATAGATTGTTTAATAAAACTCATAGCATTTTCACTACGTTTATTTAATTTATCATCATGTAATATTTGCAATGAAGATTCATCATGACCATCATGATGCTTATTATCTCTAAATGATGATAAACATTTTGAACAACAACATAAATTCATTTGTTTAGCTTGTGGATTTAAAAAATCACCATAAACTTCACTATCATATAACTTAACTAAATATTCTTCTGACAACCTTTTAATATTAAAATTATATTTGACAATTAAATCATCAAAATATTTCTTCATTAAATTATTATAAATATCATAATTTAAAAATGCTTCCCGTTGAAAATTATGCATTTTAACTATAGTTAACTCTTCTACTGCTTGAATATCACTAACATATTTAAGAGTTCCAATCATTGTTCGCAAATCTAAAATACCTACTATCCGTCTCAAAATTGGATGATACTTAAAACCCCTTTTAAGAAATTGACATTCAGTTAATTCTTTAAAGGGTTTATCCCATTTACCTGTTTTCATTGGATTTGTATATTCCAAACCCATTTCAGTAAAACATTGTTCAACAGTGATTGCATTATACCATTTTGCTCGAGAACTTGTTATATTATCGTCTCCAAATACAACTTCTCTTACCAATCTTATATAATCAGGTATAGTAGGATTTCTTCTCATTTCTTTCTTAAATAACTTGAAAAATATCATAGCCTTATAAAATAAATTAACTAAACTATTATAAATAGCAGTTAAAGGATGTCCAGAAGGTGTACTATGATTAGTCATATAAAATTCATTAAGTGTAACTGTTGGAGTATACACTATATATAATAATATTTTCATAATTTGAGAACATTTCATTGTTGATCTTTTGGATAAAAATTCATTAATTTTAGTTTGAACTTGAGCTAACATTGAGCCATCCCAAGAACCAACATCTCCATCAAAACAATCTGAAGAAAATTCTGATAACCATGAGTATAAATAATCCCATTCTGAAGATAAAGGATTTATTCCAACTGCTATACCATTATTTATTCGATTAACTAATATTGAATTTACAAATCGTCCAAAAATTTTTCTAATTAAAATAGTATAATATAAGGGTGACATACTAAAACATCTTGGTTTATCAACTTTTTCTGGCGAATTTCTCAACTCATCTTTTAATTGAGTTGTAAAAACAACTAATTTAGGATCAAAATTATCTCCTAAAATACTCTTCTCAAATTCTAGATACTCACTTAAATAAGGTTGATACAATGTACCATCCTTATAATTAATAATATCTTGTTTATTTTTACCCTGGAAATTAAACCCACAACTTGAATCTTTATTAATAGGTTTTAAATTACCAAAGCCATTAATAGCTTCAGCTAAAGTTAAAGGTTCATTTTCAATTTTAGGGAACATATAGTCCATATAATCCATAGCAAAATCTATAGCCTCCATATCAACAAATTTAGTATCTTTAAATGATTTCTTTGCCATAACTTTAACTGTTTCTTTTCCATGAACTTTCAAATTAGCTGGTTCCCTAACTTTTTCTATATCTTCAAATATTTTTGAAGGTACATATTTTGTTTCATTGGGAACAAAAACATTATAATTATCCACATTATCAAGATCTATACGATTTACATTAGAATCAAGGAAAT